GAAACAATTATGATTCTAGGATTAATAGAATAACTTTTGAAGAGGTTATAAATGATACAAGACCTATACAAAGCAAAAAGGTCCTTGGAGTTGAAGTGGGAACAGGAGCATCTAGATAATAATAGATATACTCTTGAGATGGTCAGAATTGATGACAAAGTTAAAAAAATCATCACTGACATTAAGCTGGAAGAAGCAGCTATTGCCCATAGACAGAACACTATTGAGGGTTCTGCTCCTGAAGTTTCTGTAGCTACTTAGTAAAAAGCTACATCGTTGGAAAAATTCACTCCACATTACAGGCTCTCTTGCACTCTACTCAAAACTAGTATATAATTTTTACACTATACATTTAATAAATGATGAATGCTGACGCGTATAGTCGACAACCCTAGGGACAGTATTCAGATATCTAGGAGGATATTAATATGGCATCAACTACATTTTCGGGACCTATAAAAGCGGGAACGATTTCAAACACTACAGGTACTACAGTCGGTACTAACATGAAAAACACAGGACAAGTTGTAATGGCACAAACAGCAGCCGTTGATTTGTCTGGAGGTGCACTTGCAGCAGTTGCAACTAACATTATCATTCCAGCAAATTCACAACTAATAGATATTGTTTTTGACGGTATCACAGCAGCTAACACTGCTACTAATATTAGTATTGGTAAAGTTGGTGGATTAGCTACTGCATATGTCAACACTTTTGCTATTGGGACAAACGCTGGTAGAAAATACCCAACAACTCAAGCAGGCGGAGCCTTAGCTTGGGAAGATGTTGGAACAAGTGATGTAAGAATGAATGTAACTAATTCAGCAGCAACAAATGCTGGCGAGTTAAGATTTACTGTTTTATATCAACAAAACATTAATCTAAGTTAATAATTAATTTAGTGTGGGGCTTCGGCCCCACACATTAATTTTAAGGAGAAAAAATATGGCAAGTAATGGAGATATACAAGCAACAAGATCGACCGCAGCAGCAGGTGCTTCAGCAATAATTGCACCACCTATTAGACTAAGAGGTATTATAATTTCTTCCGATGGTGTTGGTGCAGGTGTATTAGAACTTACAACAACTTCTAATTCTGGAACTACAATATTTATTGGTGACGTTCCTTCAGGAGATGTAATTAATTTTTCATTTCCCGAAGAAGGGATTTTATTTCCAAAAGGAATTTTTTGTAAAACTAAAACTAATATTACAGCTTACACATTATTGACGGACAAATATTCAGGACCAGGTTTAACAGCGGGGTAATTAAATGGCCAATACGACTTCTGGTACTACAACGTTTGACAAAGCGTTCTCTATAGATGAGATAATTGAAGAGTCTTATAACAGACTCGGTCAATTTGACATGAGCGGTTATAATTTAAAAACTGCTAGACGTTCGTTAAATATTTTATTTTCTGAATGGGGAAATAGAGGTCTTCATTTTTGGGAAGTAGCAAATACCAGTATTAGTTTAGTTAATGGACAAAAAGAATATAAAATATTTCGTTCTACTTCTGATGGTAATTCAAATGGAGTAACCTCAACCTTAACTGCAGCAATTACTTCAACAACAGCAACTACTGGAATTACTTTAGCATCTATAACCCATATGCCTACAACAGGAACAATTAATGTAGATTCAGAAAACATTTCTTACACGGGTTTTAATGATCAAGAACTTACTGGAGTAACACGTGGAGTTAATGGAACAACTGCTGCCACTCATTTAAGTGGAGCTGCTATAACTAATTTTGTAAACCAAGCTACGGAAATTTTAGAATGTTCTTTTAGAAATTCTTCTAATGTCGATTCTCCCTTAGAAAAAATTAACAGATCTCAATATCAAGCCTTATCTAATAAAACAGCAAGTGGACAACCTTCACAATATTTTGTTCAAAGGTTTATTGATCATGTTTTAATAAGTTTGTACCTCACTCCAGGTTCTACTGAAAATGGACAAATTATAAATTTTTATTATGAAAAAAGAATTCAAGATGCAGGGGACTACACTAATGCAACAGATGTTCCTTATCGTTTTGTGCCTTGTATGGTAGCAGGTTTATCATATTACTTAGCAATGAAATATGCACCACCTAGAATACAAGAATTAAAATTAATTTATGAGGATGAGTTATCACGAGCTCTAGAAGAAGATGGTTCTTCAGCTAGTGTTTACATTTCACCTCGAACTTATTATCCGAGTATATAGTTATGGGAAATACAGCAAAAGGAAGACACGCATTATTTATTTCAGATAGAAGCGGTCTTCAATTTCCATATCGTGAAATGGTTAGAGAATGGAATGGAGCAAGAGTACATACTTCTGAGTATGAACCTAAACAACCACAATTAGAACCAACACCTTATTCAGCAGACCCTCAAGGACTACAACATCCAAGACCAGCTAGATTAGAATTACCCACTCCAGATTTTTTATTAGACAACCCTATCTCTACTGGAAGCGGAGGTACTTTTACAACTTATGTTATTAGTCAACCTAATAGTGGAATAAAAATAAATGATGCAGTAAGATTAATGAGTATTCAACAACCTTTATTATCCCTTACAACTGCTCTTCAAAGAAGTATTCAAGAATTAGAATTATCTACAACATTAGCAACGGATATAAATGCTGCAACTCAAACCCTGACTGTTACAGATGACCTTGGTTTTATTTCTACTGGAGGCTTTATAATGATTGAAAAAATTAATTCTACAAGTGGGTTATATGAAAATGAAGTAATTCAATATACAACATATACTTCTGGTACAAAAACTTTATCCGGTTTAGTTCGAGGAACTAATTCCCCATTTAGAGGAGAAACTCCTGCTAACACTATTGCAAGTGCTCACAGTTCAGGAGCCAATATTTTTGGAACAAGAAATGTTGTTTCTTTAAATACCACAACTTCACCTAGTGCTGGTCAGCCTCCAACAATTACTAATCAAAACGGTTATAATTTACCTGCTACAAGTCCAGGTACTTTTTTAATAGATGTGTATGGACCTGGTGGAGGAAAGAGTTGCCTTGCTGGTCCTTTAAATGTTAATATAACGGATGGGAGAAGTTAATGACATACACAGAATTAGTACAAAAAATTAGAGATTACACAGAAGTAGATTCAAATGTTTTAACTTCAACCGTTGTAAATGGATTTATTGAAGATGCAGAATTTAGAATTCTTAGAGATGTAGATTCTGATAATAATAGAAGATATGCTTTTGCAAATTTAATTGCATCACAAAGATTTATTGATACACCCACTAATTTGTTAATCGTTCGATCGGCTCAAATAATAGACTCAGACGGAAGTTCTCAACCTGATAACAGAGATTTTTTACAATTTAGAGATACAAGTTTTATGTCAGAATTTAATCCAACAGGAGCTACAGGAGTTCCAAAATATTATAGCATGTGGGACGAAGATACTATTGTATTAGCACCTACTCCCGATGCTACTTACAAAATTCAACTAAACTATATCTTGAAAGAACCTGGTTTATCTGCTACAAACGCTAATACATACATTAGTAAATATTTTCCCAACGGTTTATTGTATGCTTGCTTAGTAGAAGCTTACGGCTTTTTAAAAGGGCCTATTGACATGCTCCAGTTATATGATAAAAAATATTCTGAGGCCGTCAAAGGATTCTCAATTGAACAAATGGGAAGACGAAGACGAGATGAATATCAAGCAGGTGTTCCTCGAATAGGAAAACAATAAGGAGATAGAATATGGCTATAACACAAGCGATTGCAAACGCATTTAAAAAACAATTACTAGAAGGTGATGCAAATTTCAAAAACTCTGGTGGTGATGTTTTTAAATTAGCTTTATATACTTCTTCAGCAACTCTAAACTCAACAACCACTGCTTACGTAAATACTAATGAGGTAGCTAACAGTGGTCAATACACAGCAGGTGGTTCAGATCTGACAGGTCAAAGTGCAAGCATTGGAACGGGAACAGGTAAAGGTGTTGCGTTCGTTGATTTTGCGGATCTATCTTTTACAGGTGTAACGTTGACAGCTAGAGGTGCATTAATCTACAATACATCTTCTGCAGTTACTAATGCAGCAGTTGCAGTTTTAGATTTTGGAGCAGATAAAACAGCTACATCAGGAACTTTTACAGTACAGTTTCCAGCGAACACTACTCAAGCGGCTATATTAAGAATCTCTGGTTAAAAAGGAGTTTGAATGGCATTTGTTATAAAAGATAGGGTTAAAGAAACCTCAACAACTACAGGCACAGGCACGCTTACCCTTGATGGAGCGGCAACTGGATTTGAAACTTTTTCAGGTGCACTCGGTAATACTAGTACAACTTATTATGCAATTGCTTCACAGAACAGTGGAGACTTTGAAGTAGGTATAGGTACAGTTGGTGCAGGTACTTTAGCAAGAACAACCATAATCACATCATCAAATTCAAACAACGCTGTAAACTTTTCAGCAGGTACAAAAGATGTTTTTGTAACCTTACCCGCAAGTAAAACAATTTTATTAAATGATTCTGGCACAGTAGATATTAATGGAAACTTAGATGTTGATGGTGGAACAATTAAACTAGATGGAAATTATCCAACAGGAAGTAGAAATACTGCTTTAGGAGATACTGCTTTAGATAGTGTTGAAGCTGGTGGTACAGACAATACAGTAATTGGAAGTAGAGCTGCTACAGCAACTACGACTGGTGATAGAAACACAATAT